TCCCTTATCCCGCGCTAATGCAAGCTCATAGTAAGCCTCAAAAAGTACGCTTGGCGCTGCATCAGATAGGCCGGTAATGTGATCGTAAAAACTACGGAGGTGTGCGTAATCATTAGGGTTAAAGCGTGAGTACCCCCGGGCAGGGTTAAACGGGTAGTAACCGTCTCTTACTGCATTAATGGTTCCGACTATCTCACGCAAAATATGTATATCTGTTTTCATACACACGCTCCTCCTACACAAGTTTCAATTGCTGCTAAAAAAAGACCTATTACTACTACTGCGCCTAACACGTAAGCGGCTAGGTCAATTAGGTGGTTTTTAAGGTAGGTCATGCGCCCACCTTTATGCGGTCTCTGGTTGTAAGCTTTGCTCCCGGAACATCACCGCCCGCCTTAATTGCCTGGGCAATCGCTACCTTGTTTGGCTTAGGCGGTGGTGGTGCGTACTCTCGCATGTACTCTGCAGGGATCTGCTTATCATCCAATATCTGCACGACCGTATCCCGGTCAGGCCACCGTTGGACTAGCGTAACGCCGCTAGGATCGGTTATTTTGGTTGCGCCTATAGATTGCATCCCCGCAAGTAAATAAGCCTCCCAGCGCGCTTCTTTGGCCTCCTCTTTCTTTACTTGTTCAAGGAGGTTTTGGGCATAAGTTTTAATAGCCTCGCGCTGTACCCGATTACTTACGATTGCAGCAGCTACCGCTCCTGCACGATCCTTGGCAATCTGTAAAGCGCTCCCAAACTCCTCCGGTAGCTCCCCGGTTTCGGGATCCATTTGTGCCATTAAATCTTGTACATCGGCCGCCGCTTGATAGAGTGTGATAGCCATGATTGCCTCCAACTAAAACGGGATGTCTTCGTCAAGGTTTTCGGAATTAACCGTATTTGCTTGGCTGGTTGCAGGCTTTTGTGCGGATTTATTTTTTAAAGGCTTATCTGCAAGGCTTGCAATTACTCTAGGCAATCTTTCCGGTTGCGTTTTACGGTCGAGGATTTCGCTTGCTGTTAGCTCAGATTGCGCTTCAAAAGGCACTAGAGGCTCTAGACGCCAGCCAGTCTCACCCGTAAGCGCACCATCGCGCATTTTTTCGTATTCGGTTTTTTGAAAAACTAGTCCTATAGGTTTATTCAGCAGCCCAGGGAATATTTCCGCGTCCACGATATTTTTAGTTTTTGTCTCAAAGTCATACCGCTCGACTTTCCCGGGTGCTGGTTTTATGTCTTTAAGTTTTAAACAAACAAGTATTGCACTAAGAGTTTTTAGGGCCGGTAAGTCTTCGCCCGATGCGTTTTTTAGCCACAGGTCAAACTTAGTAGACATTTTGGAGGCGTTTTCAAACGTAAAACCTATACCCTCCGTCCCTTTTTTGGAAACAAGCCGCTCGGCCCGTGTAAAACGTCCTATATATTTACCTGTTTCAGTGAGGTAGTTGGATTGCGTGTCTGCTTCGCGGGCTAATTGAGTGTTGAGTGTGTACATGTTTTTCCTTTTTTAGGCTGCTTGGTTAATTTCGTAATAGTTAACAATTGCAGCGTCAACCGCTGCTAGGTCATTAGCAATTTGATCGTCCTCAAAAAGACCCATAGGGCTTTTAACCGTGTCTAATCCACTGTTCTGAGTCGTAAATAAATATTGGCCATTAATAACTTTTGTACGCAGGACAATCGTTAGCAGACCTTCGACCGTGATTTTTTCATCCAGTAACTTGCCGATGGTTTTGGCTTTGATATGGCCGCTTTCATCCTCCTGGGTGTGGCCGAGGATATAAACTCTTTTATTTCCTTCCAGGCTCCCAGCAGCCGTTAAAATAGACCAGGCGTTATGCGCAATCTCGTTGTATTTGGCAAAGGCTGCATTACCCGTTTCTTTGTCTAGCACCCGACGCATAAACTCGTTAGCCAGGATGTACTGAAAATCATCCAGCACAATGACCTCACGCTTAGTGCTATGTAATAGCTTGATGATTGTTGGCGCATTGTCTGAGACAAATATATTGCCAGTAGGATTGTCTTTGCTGTAGTAGCTCCAACCTCTACCTTTAAAGGGTAGGGGCTTTTTGACCGCTTGGATTAATAATGTGTTGGCTGGGTCTAGATTGCGCAGGCTGGCTGTTTTCCCAGTACCAGACTGGCCTAAAATCATTGTCGCGATACTCATTGTTAAGTCCTTGGTTGTCTGCTTGGTTTGTTTCTTGCGCTTGTAAAAATCCGTGGTAATGCTCTCTCCAGGCTCTACTCATCTGGCCACCCAATCAATAAATTTGTTAACCCCGTTATGCAGCACATGGCGTCACTCCAGCATCGGTATGCTCAAGTTCTCCGGCGCGGTTCTTCCCGCAGTTTTTACAGCGCATCGCAGGGATAACGCGCGCGTGGTAGTGGTTGTCGTGGTAACCACTCGTGATCTTCGCAGTGTGGCCGCAGTGCTCGCACTCCATCCGTGCGCTAAAGTTGTTGCCGTGTCCACTAAGTATTTCTGCAATCTTCATTCCCGCTCCTTTTATTTACTTTTATTAATCAGCCATTAGCCAATAAAAAAACTGTTCATACACCCCATCGATCCCCGCCCAATTGCCTTCACTGCAGGCCTTAAGCCAACGCAATACAGTCATGCATTCAGCGTCGTTCTCGTTTAAAAAATCAACTAAACAATCCCGCTCGGGGGAGTTGATAAATTGGCGGTAAATCCTACTAATCGGTAGCCATTGCTGTTCATGCAGGCCAGCCATCCAGCGGGTAATCTGTGCTTCGATTAAAGGGTTTTTATCCAGCCAGCAGATAAAGTCAGCTAAGCGTTTTCCAGCAAGCACTTCTGCGGTCAGTGTCCGTGCCCGGAATTCAGTTTCCAGCTCAAGCTCTTCAAGTTCGCGCTCGTACTGGTCAAGGTATGCGTTTAAAGTGCTGTAATGCCATTGGTTCACTAAGGCTTCTGGGGTCATAAAACTCTCCATTTTTCGCTTATCGTTGACTAGCGCGGTATAGTTAATATAACAAATGTTGATTTACTAGTCAACAAATGTTTTAACTAATGTTGATTTTTTACGATATAAGAGAAAACTGGCTAATGAGGGAAAGCTTGAAGAAGCACCACCTAAGTTGCCTAAAAGCAAACTGAACAATAAAATCATCCCTTATTTAAGTGAGACAAAATCAAGGGGTGTGTGGGCATGGCTATAGCTAAAACGTTGAGGTACAGCGGGGTTTTTATGCTTGTTTTAAGCGGGATCACTACAGTGCAGGCGCAAGTTTATAAATGCACCGTAGAAGGGCAGGTTGTATATCAAGCTGAGCCATGTGTGGGTAAAGGTGTTTCTGGTAAAGAGGTCAAGATTCAAAGCACTGCACTTGGAAGCTCGGCCCCGCCGGTTACTAAGGTAGAGCCGACTCAAGACAAACCCGCGCAACCTTCCCCTTCTGCGCCCGTAGTTCCAATTCAGGAAGCTGCCACTAAGCCAAAAACTCAGTTGGAGCGTGAAGCTGATATGTGTTTGCAATATGCACGAGAAACTTTGCTTGATCCACAATCGGCTTACTATACAAAGCCCAGCAAGGAAGGCCGAAAACTTTCAATGACTGTGCATGCTAAAAACAAACTGGGAGGTATTGTTACAAGCCAAGCTGAGTGTGAAATAAATAATGGAGTTTTGGATAAGAGCTGGACCAATATTTATATGAAACGACTCGGCTGGAATGAAAGAGCGGACCAACTCGGTGAAAAGATTCAATAAGTCAAAAAAATTCAAAGGGAGAAAAAATGAAAACCTTTATTACTTTATCGACCGCAATAATCCTTTCAGGCTGCGCAGCAACTGCAAGCTCTACCAAACACGCTAACGCTCCTACGTCCTTGCCTTATACGGGTCCAGTATGCCTTTTAACGTCGCCTGTAGCGCCTGATGTTAAAAATGTGTATGTTGGCGAAATAGAAGCAAGTAAAGAGTGGTACGGAGGAACAGATGAACTATTACCACTAATAGCCGATGAAGCGCGTAAATTAGGCAGCAATGCAGTAATCAATGTAAAAGTAGGCCAAAAGATAGGTTTATGGGCATGGGCTAGGCCAACTGGCAGTGGTAAAGCTATAAAAATAGAAGACTTTAAATCCTTTAACTGCCAAGCCTCAGGCGGTACGCTGTACTAGGCAGCCTATTATTATCTAAGCCGCCTACACAGCCCCGCCTCCCTCTTAGTCTTAGCCTTATGCTCCTCTACGGTAAGCCACTGCATATTGTCTACAGCATCAGGGCCCCCGGCACAAAGTTGGATCACATGATCCACCTCATAGCCAGGACAAGGCCCTCTTCGGTTGCCGTTCGCAGGGCATGGATTTAACCTTTTGAACTCAGCCTTGACGGCGTAGCTTCGGTGGGTTTTGGCTTCTGCTGGGGTTAGGAAAGTAAGGGCGAGCAGGAAGGCCAGCAGGGGTAGTCTCATGCGCTAGGATTATCGCGGGATACCAAAGAAACTTCAATCTCGCCGGTTTTTATATTCTCACGGCCACTAATAGTTACGCGCCCATCGTTATTGAAAGCTTCAATCAAATCATCAAAGAACTCTGGAGGAAATAGACAAGAATGTTCTTTCCCGTCATCAGTATTTCGGAGGGAAAAAGAAAAATTGTCCTTGTCAAACTCTCGCACTAAACCTTGCACTTTGACAATTCGTTCCTGCGAAGCACGAGCTGCGACAAGTGCTTTACGTACAGTATTTGATGTCTCGCGTGTTAGGCAGTAACGTGCTACAGGATTAGGGAAAAATTTGCCTCTTACCTCAATAGATCTCACTATCCCGGTTTTAGGGGGAATAAGTTTTTCTAGAGCTTCAAGTAGCTCAATAGGCAATGGGCCAGAGGCTTGCCGTGTTTTTTCATCAAGAGCCCAATCAAAAGCTGTTTCGAGTTTTTCTCCTATCTTCGAGAAAACCGCCACAACCTCTTCACTTTCGGTAAGCGATAAAGGACTTTGTTGGGTCTCCGGCACGCGGAAAGCTGCTTCGAAACTATTATAAGCAAACCCTAAAGTAGGCAAATCATAAAACTGCCGAATAGTATTGGCCTTGCGTCCTTGTCGTTTTGATTCTTCAAAAACAGAATTAGCGATTTTTTTCAATGACGTAGTTGCCCCCTCAATTACTTGGCGTATAACGCTTATAGGCACGTTACCTTCACTAAGTCCATCTCCTATTGCACGTAAGGCAAATATAGGTTCAAGGTGCGGCCAAAGCATTAAACCCTTTTCAGGAAGAACGTCCTCTGGAGCATCGGCAAGCGTACCTTTCCAGGCGGCTTGTGGTATGCCGTCATAAGTTAAATCTATAAACCATACCCAGGGCTGATTTAACGTATCACGGAGAGTCTGGAGACCGTTCTTTAATTTATCAATAATATTTTTGTTTGTAGGGGAGGCAATAAAGCGGAAGTGTTTTCCATCATCGTCGGCTAAAAAACATAACACCTCTCCCGCGGCAACCTCGGACAAAAAGATTCGAGGGCCGTCAAACTCATACAGGATTTCAAGAGGTTTTAAATCCCCAATGCTAGCAATGTCTATAGGCGGGGATTTAACTGCCCAGTCCATATTTTTTAACCTTTACAAACCGCAAAAAAACTTGCTTTATTTATACCTATATACGCCCATAAAGTGGTATGAGAGGGAGATTTTCTACTACTCGTCAGTTTAGATTTCCCGTATGAAGAGTTCAATTCTCCTTTATAAATAATAGAACCCAGTCGAGGATTGACGCGCCGCAAATGAACTGCATCTGCGTATTCCCTTAGAGTAGACAGACCTTGGCGAAGGCACTCATCCCCATCTAAAGCTTTCCCAAGTTCGGCTTGAGATCTGAAATCATCTTCAACTGGTATGGTACCCCGTCCTACACGAAAATAAATTCCTGCAGCAGGAGAGGCATCATCAGGAGGGCAATTTTGCCAATTGGCGGGGAAATTCATAGGTAAATCTATTTTTAGTCATTTACGACCCGCAATCATACCCTAAGCGTCAGGGGGGGCTATTCCGGCACCCACTTCCCAATCACAACGCCGCAGATACTCGCGTCACCGTTTATTTCAACGTAGCGCGGCCTCCATTCCGGGTTAAGTGCTTTGAGCATTTTCCGCCCGTCTTCCTCAATGTACTGCTTAAAAGTAGCTTCTTTTTCGTCATCTAGCCTTACCACTACTCGATCACCAGAGACTGGAGTTCTAGCAGGGTCTACAAAAATAATATCCCCCGGGTCGTAGGACGGCCTTGTCTCAGGGTTACGCATGCTGTCGCCCCTGACTCTTAAAGCAAAGCAATTAGGCCCGTGTTTCACCGGACATGGAAACCATGCTTCTGCTTCCCCTGGTTGAAAAGTATCCATAATCTCGCACCACTCCCCCGCCTGGACAGAAGATATCAGCGGCACTAGGCCTTGTATATCAGGGCCTTCCTC